CTTCGGGTACGTGTAGCGCTCGGCCATGCCCTGGAGAATGAGGCCAGCGGTAGCGTCGTCCCATATCGACTTTGACGCGCCATTCCACGGACGGATCCCGAAGTCTGCTTGAGAGCGCGCGCAAAGGTAAGACGCGAAGACACGCTCGTCGGTGACGGTGCCGAGGTATTGGCCGAACCCCGACAGGCCTCCGGCACTGGCTGACAGCATGCGGCGATCGAAGTACTTCGAGCCGCCTCTCTGCGCGCGGTAGTCGAAGGCGAACTCGTTGTATATGGGCTCTCTGATCTTCGCGATCTGTCCTTGCCGCCTTGCATTCTTCGGAGCCTGCAACCACATCACCGCGTCGGTGGTAGTCGCGGCGAAGTTCACCGGCCGCAAGTAGATACCGTCCACGCCGTCGACGACGACGACTTGCAGCCACTTGAGGATCTCGGACTCTATCCACGCCCATGCCTCTTGGCGCGCGTTGATGTAGCCGTCGATCTTGTATTGGTTGAGCCAGTCCGCCACCGCGTCGAAGCGGCCCCGGTCGTAGTCGATATTTGAGTGCTCTTCGAGCAGGAATCGGATCACGTCACCAGCACCGCGCACGAGCTCCCCGCGGTACATGGTCCCGCCGCCGTACACTGCGTCGGCCTGAAAGCCTACAAAGTACTCGTCCCCTTCTCCGCCGAGCTGCGCCAGCGCCGAAGAAAAGTCCACATAGGAGTAAGTCCGGCCTAAATTGTCATCGCGCTGTAGCACGGGAACAGCTGTTGAAAAGTTGTGGAGCGTTGCGTTCTCAAGCACGACGGTGGCCGCTTGAATGCGCCGATCGGCTATGACGAGAGTGGAGTCGTCCAACCCCGCCTGGAAGTCCGCCGCGAGCGCCGGCACGGCCGGTCGTGGGTTCGCCGCTTTCGGATCATGGCCAGGCGCTCCAATGATGAGCGGATAGGCCGCCCCCTGTGCTTTGTCGCCGATACTGTATCCGGTGGCGACCCGCGGAAACGTCGAGGAGTCCACGACGGCTTGCGCGTCCGGGACGAGCTTGGCATCCCGCGCCGGACTCCGAGACACAGTCACCGACATAGGATCGTAGATCGTCTCGTACTGCGCGCCCTCCGTGAGTCCCCGGAGAATGACGGTAGCGCGCTCGAGGACGGTGCCGGGGTACCATCGTCGGACGATAGCCGTCTGGAGCTCCAGAGACTGGCCGCGAGCCTCTATCAGTGCCCAGTCAACGCCGGCCGATATCGTCACCGGGAGCGACTTGGCTGCGCCTCCGTCGACGCTGACGGCGAGGTCACCGAGCCCGGACTCGTACCGATACACATCACCGGACGCGTCTGTCACCGAGACCGCTTCCGAAGCGAAGCGATAGACTCGGCCGCCCACGTCCAGATCGAGAAGCCAGACGCCGCGGATACCCAATACCTCGGAGGTTGACGGCATTACTTGATCTCGTCGAAGACAAGCGCCTCGATCCGCTGTTGCTCATTCACGCCGAGATCTCCGGCCGTCCCATTGCCGCGAGCCGATGAGGTAAGCCGTCCATAAATAAAGCGCGTCGAGTCGGTGAGCGTTGTATCTGCGTCTGGGATCTCCTCGATAGCCACGCACGGAACCTGGCCCGACTCCATTTCCTGAAGGTGTCCGAACAGACGATAGAGTACGTCCTCGTCGCCCACCATGGGGATACCTGTAGTCGGCCCCACGTAGTCCACATCAGGGCCGCTTCTGATCTCGCAATGGTTCGTTCCACTCTGCCAGTGTATCGACCAGCGACGCGCAGGCGGGCCAAGCTGACGAGCTCGCGACGTGCCGTAGCTGTCGACGGTTACGGCAGCATTGCCCACCATCTCATCACCGCGGCCCCAGTCGATCCGATCTCCAAACGCGGCGAGCTTTCCGGCCATGAGAACGCCGGCCTCAAAGTAGTCGTCAGGGCAGTCCTGGACGGGTATCCGAACGCGCCACCAGTCCACGAAGAGTTGCGCGGCAAGGTGGACGACGAGCAAGCCCGACGGGAACACGAGGTTCATCCCGGCCGGCGATGTCGGATCGGTCGACGCCACGCCCTCGAGTGTGAGTACAGGTTTCGCCGTCGTTGCGGGTGTCCAGCCGCCGGCCGTTTGCGCTGTCACCTTACGGAGCGCAGGAGGTACGCCGCCGAGCTGCGCATGGCCACCCACAAGCGAGCCCTCGAAGAGATACCGATCGGCCGGAGGAGACGCACTCACGTCGGGTATCAACGCAGATCCGGAGCGGATACCTGCGAGACCCTCGAAGCCCTCGGACAGGTTCAGCGTGCCTCGAGTCGTCCATGTCACTCCGTCCGGGGAGCTCTCCAGGTATGCCGTCCGAAAATTTGCACCCGAGACAAAGAGTCCGAGCGAGTCCCCAACCCACACGTCCTCGGGGAATTTGAACGTCAGGATCTGCTCGGTGAGGCCGCTCGAGCGCCACCGCACGTCCGGTGACGGTGACAGCCGACAGAAGGCGTTCGACATGGGGTAGTCATACGCCGCCGGAATGGTATAGCCGTCGTCCCGTCGAGCCGGCCCGGAAGTGGCCGACAGAAAGCCGACGGAGCCGATATCAGGCACTGGCACCGGGTACCGGGTGATCGGCTTTCCGCGAATCAATAGCGGACCATTTTGTGGCTCGTAAATGTTGAGCGTCGACACTGCCAGCTGCTGACGCGCCCACTGAAATTGTGCCCAATGACTTGTACAGGTACCGGCGACGCCATGCCCCCAGCGCAAAAAGCCGGTCGCCGCCGGTGCGCCAGCGTTATTCACGAGCGAGCCAGAAGGGCCGACGTTGACGCGCGACTGGCCAGGACGCCACCAATACGTCGAGATCGTGCCACGGTTCGCCCATATAAGGATGATAGCGTCGGACGTGAGATCGAAGAGCCGATCGGTGCCGATCTGCGCTGGCGTCACAATGTCATAAACCCGGAAGCCGGCCGTCGAGAAGTTCACGGACCACCGGTAGTCGCTGGCGCCGTCAGCCATGCGGCCCCCGACATGACACACCCTCGTCGCCAGATCTCCGCCACTGTCGACGCGCACCTGACAGAGTACGAGCTGCTCAACGTCCGGAGATAGGCCGGGCACGGTGCGGGTGTGGAAGCTCGTCGACGCTACCGTCACACGCTCGAGCTCGCCAGGGCTTACGAGAGTTGACGCGGCCCCTGTCTCCACCCATGTAGCGCCGGCATTCTGCGGCAGTTCGATCGGCGTCCAGTTCTCGGTGAATGCCGTCCTCGCCGATGGTGAGGTAGCCCCGTCGCTCGTTACGGCCTGCCAGCCTCCGAGCCAAAGGGCCGAGAGTCCGACGGTGATCGATACCGACGAGGCCCATGGGCCAAGCATGACGACGGAGCCGAGGCACGGCACCGTAGCGCCCACGTCCAGCCGATCGGCAGTCGTGCCCATGGTGTGCGCAGTGCCGTATCTCACCCATGAGACGCCAGCGTCCACCGAGCCCCATGCCTCTATGACGCCGCTCGCGAGGCGAAGGTGGGCGTACAGTGTGCCGTCCGGATCTGCGGTGAGCGAGCCTTCAAGGTACGCCGCCGATGTGATCGCAGTCTCTTCGGTATTCGTCAGATCTTCAAACGGGGACGACAGCCGACGAATCACCGGAAAGTCGTCCGACTGGCGAATATAGAAGACAAAGAGCCCGTCGACGGACTGCACGAGGGCGACGGAATGGCCGAGCGCTGGAGTCGTGCCGACGAGATCGAATGTCGCGCCCAAGTCGCTTGAGGCCAGTTGATGGACGATATCGCCAGCGGCAGTGTCCTGCACCAACATACCCACGTCGCCTCGGAAGTACGCCATGCGAGAGCGGCCGAACGTCGACGCGTTGCCGAGGTACGGATCCTCGCTATACGTCGCCCACGTCGCCCCCTTGTCGTCGCTGTAGTACATGGAGTTGCCGAACTGCAAGAGCGCGCGCTCGCTCTCCGGCAGCACGAGAAGCGCCGGGTAGCTCCAGTTGGCGGCGACGGGTAGCGTCGCTCCGAGTGCGCTGTAGGAGCGCGTCGAAGGGTTGATGACGCGTGAGCCTCCGGAGACGAGAGGAGACGGGGGAGACTCCGTGCGGAAGCACAAGATCTCTTGTGTGCTCGGTATCGTCGCAGCGTCAAAGCGTCCGAAGCCCGTCGAGCCGTACTCCGGGAACGCTTGGCCGTTTGCGTATATCGGCGGGTTCCAGCCTCGATACTGGGTGTCGCCCACCTCCGACGCGAGCCGGTACGCGAGCTGCGCACCGTTCCGGCCAGGCATTCCTGCCTTAATCGAGCGGACGAGCACGTCTTCGTCCTGGCTGTTGTGTACGTGCGCGGTGAGCTTTGACAGGGCGTCGAGCGGCTTTCCATGGCCTGGCCTGCTCGTCGACTGCGTATAGCTCGAGTCGGCCGGCGTCGGCGGCGTAACCACCGGACGAAGCTTGTCGTGCGTCAACTGCGAAGGAATGAGAAGGCCGCCGGGTATCGCGGTGCCTATTCTGTCACCCATAGCTAGCCCCTCCCATACACAGGCGCGCGGCCAGGTGTCAGTCCTAACGCACCCACGATCCGGCCGGTGAGATCTGGAGAGCTCAAGATGGCCTGGGCAATAGTGGC